TGCCTTTTACTAAATTTACAAATCTAGATTTTGACCAAATTAGGTCCCAAATCAAAGACTATCTCCGTGCAAACTCCAAGTTTACGGACTTTGATTTTGAGGGATCTAATTTTTCCATACTTATTGACACGTTAGCGTATAATACTTACATTACTGCCTATAACTCAAACATGATTGTGAACGAATCCTTCCTGGATTCGGCAACTTTGAGGGAAAATGTTGTTTCTTTGGCAAGAAATATTGGTTATGTACCTCGCTCTAGGAGCGCCGCTAAGGCACGTATTAATCTGACGGTACAAACCACAAGCACATCACCTACAATGACCTTACAGGCGGGTCTGGTGTGTGTAGGGAGCGTCAATGAGAGCCAATTTGTCTTCTCAGTTCCAGAAGATGTCACCACTTCAATCACTTCTGGAACCGCAAGGTTTAATAACTTATATGTTTGCCAAGGAACTTACTTAAAAAAACAATTTGTCGTTGATGGATCCTTAGATCAACGCTTTATTTTACAAAATCCATTCATTGACACCTCTACAATCGTTGTAAAGGTCAAAGGAGCGTCAGATTCTGGCGAAGGAAGAGAATATGAGCTTGCTCAAAACATTTTAAACCTTAACAAGAACTCTGAAATCTATCTTTTACAGGAAGTTCAAGATGAAAGATACGAACTTCTGTTTGGTGATGGATATTTTGGTAAAAAATTGGAAGATGGAACAATAATTACAGTTTCATACATCACTACCGATGGAACTGAAGGAAATGGAGCTAGAAATTTTTCATTTTCAGGTAGATTTACTGATAATCTCGGAAATATTATCGTTCCTTCCTCTGATGTAGTGCTTACGACTATTGAAAAGTCACAAAATGGTGGTGATATTGAAAGTATTGACTCAATTAAATATTTTGCACCAAGAATTTACTCTTCACAGTACCGTGCAGTTACTGCTCGCGACTATGAGGCAATAATTCAGTCAATTTATCCAAATACCGAGTCAGTTTCCGTTGTTGGTGGTGAAGAATTAGATCCACCAGAGTATGGAAACGTAATTATTAGCATTAAACCCAAAAATGGCGACTTTGTTTCTGACTTTGACAAGCAATCTATCTCTGCAAAGTTAAAAAATTATGCTTTGTCTGGTATTAATCAGAAAATTACTGATCTTAAGATTCTTTTTGTTGAGATTGACTCGGCAGTCTACTATAACAACACAAAAGTTTCAAATATCCATGATTTGAAGTCAAAAGTTGTATCAACACTGAATACTTTTGCTCTTGCAAACATTAATCAGTTTGGTGGACGATTCAAATACAGTAAATTATGTCAAACCATAGATAGCACTGATAATGCCATCACTTCTAATATTACGAGGGTAAGAATTAGAAGAAATCTGAAAGCACTAATTAATCGCTCTGCACAATATGAACTTTGCTACGGAAACAAGTTCCGTATGAATAAAGATGGGTTTAATATCAAGAGTACTGGATTTAGTCTTACTGGAAGAAATGGAACATTCTATTTTACTGATACTCCAGGGAGAAATGGTATGGGAGTCATCTCTGTTGTTAGAGAAAGAAATGATAGTGGGCAGTTTGAAGTTGTAATCAAGTCTGCAGGAACAGTTGATTACATGAAAGGTGAGATATTATTAAATACGATTACAATTACTTCTACAGTAAAAGAAAACAACGTTGTTGAAATTCAGGCAGTGCCTGACTCTAATGATGTTATCGGTTTGAAGGATCTTTATCTTTCTTTTGACGTTGCAAATAGTGAGATAAATATGATTAAAGATACTATTACATCTGGCGAACAGATCTCTGGCGTCGGTTATAAAGTTACTTCAAGTTACCTAAACGGAGAACTTAAGAGAGGATAAGAATGATACAAACAGGCTTTGAAAGAAGGGTAAAAGTACAGCAAGTAATTGATAGTCAGTTACCCGAATTTCTTAGATCCGAAAGTCCAAAATCTATTGACTTTCTGAAGCAATATTATATTTCTCAAGAACATCAGGGTGGTGCTACCGATATTGTTGAGAACTTAGACCAATATCTCAAATTTGACAACCTTACCCCAGAGGTTGTCACTGGATATACCAGTTTGACTACTGGAATTTCTTCCACTGCTGATACAGTTCAGGTTTCTACAACCAAAGGATTTCCTGATGAATATGGTCTTTTTAAGATTGGTGATGAAATTATAACATATACTGGAAAAACTGCAACTACCTTCACTGGATGTGTAAGAGGTTTTAGTGGGATTTCTTCATATCGTGATGCACTTGATCCAGAGGAACTCGTATTTAGTGATACATCTCAGGAAGTTCATGCAAGTGGTGCTGTTGTACAGAATCTAAGTTCCTTATTTCTTAAAGAGTTTTACAAAAAATTAAAGTACTCTTTTGCCCCTGGTCTTGAAGATGTTGATTTTGTTGATGATTTAGATGTTAATAATTTTGTAAAAGAAATTAGAAGTTTATATGAGGCGAAGGGAACTGAAGATTCTTTCAAAATTCTCTTTAAGGTTCTTTATGGTGTCAATCCAACTGTAATTGATTTAGAATCAAAACTTATTAAACCCTCATCAGCAAAATTTAGAAGAAGGGAAGAAGTTGTCGTAGAGAGGATTTCTGGAGATCCTAATAAGTTAGTTGGTCAAACAATTGTAAAATCTACTGATTCTGAAACTCAAGCTTCCGTTTCTGAAGTAGAAATTCTGACTCGCTCTGGAATTAGCACATATTTTAAACTTAAATTATTTGTTGGTTTTGATGACAGAGATGTTGTAGAAGGGACTTTCAAAGTTCAACCATCTACAAAAGTCTCAAATAGTGTTAGTATAGGTTCTTCTGTTGTATCTGTTGATTCGACAGTTGGATTTGCAAAAACTGGCATAGTGATTTCTGGTAGAAATACCATTGAGTATTCTGATAAAACTGTAAACCAATTCCTTGGATGTAGTGGTATTGGAACTGCCATATCTCCAAAAACAGATCTTAGAACCGACGAAGTTTACGTAGGATACGAAGATGGTGACCTTTCTAAGAAAGTTGAAGTTAGAATTGGTGGTGTACTCTCTAAAGTTAAAATAACTGACGATGTTTTACTCTCCAATGAAGGTCAAAGAATATTTGTAAAAAACATTGGCGAGAGAGTTAAAAATCCAGAACTTAATAAAACTGATAAAGAAATATTTGCAAATAGTTGGATATACAACACAAGTTGTAGATTTGATGTTGCGAGCATCAATGGTGGCACAGTTCAATTGAAAAGTGAGATTGACAAATCTAGTCTCAAAGTCGGAGATACTGTAGACATTCTGAGTGGATCTACAGAAACTGTTCTTCATGCTAATGCTGTTGTTGCCACAGTTAGTGTTGCCAATAAACAAATTACACTTAATAATCTTGCAGGATTTACTGCAAATTCTTCAACAATCTACACAATCAGAAGAAAACTTAAAACCGCTACTAGTAGCGGTACTCCATTGTTTTATGGTGACAATAACGTCACCACTGATGTTCAAAATGTTTATTTTGATGACACTCATGGATATGTTGCTTCCAACTCTTTGCCATCATATGACATTCTTGAGAGTGCTTTGAGTGCTACCTTGACCTCTGCCTCTGGTAGTGCACTTCAAGGATTTAACAACTCAACTTTAAAATACAGCATTATTTCTTTTGCATCTCCGGTTCCATTTGTAACTGGTGATGAAGTCTTTTACAGAGCATCCTCAGACACCCTTGTAGGCGTCCCTGAGGGGATTTATTTTGTAAAGGTACTGTCTGCATCCAATCAAATAAAACTGTTTGCTTCTAGGTCTTTGATTGAATCAGACTCTTCTATAGAGTTTACATCTGCTGGTTCTGGAACACATAAGTTTGTTCTTATAAGTCAACAAAGTGACGCAATTTATCCTCAACAATTACTGAAAAAGTTTCCTGTCATTAGAAACATAAAAGATGGGAAAGGAACACCAACTTTGCCAGGATCAATTGGAATGCTGGTCAATGGCACAGAAATTATAAGTTACAAGTCAACTGATAAAATTTACTCGGGTCCGATTAAAAACGTCAGACTGTATAATGGTGGAAATGACTACGATGTTGTAAATCCACCGACGATTGAAATTGACTCTCCCGGTGCTGCTCACACAACTGCACTCGTTAGAGCTGTTGTTCGTGGTGGTGTTACTGAAGTAAAAATTGACCCTCAAGATTTTGACCTCATCGATGTTCCATCTATTACTATCAGTGGTGGTAATGGTTCTGGAGCTGTCCTTGAACCAGTTTTAGAAACTAGATATCGTGAAATTGAGTTTGATGCTCGTTCAACTTCTGGTGGAGGTGGTATTAGTAATAGTGATGACACTATTACTTTCGACAAACCACATAATTTGAGAAATGGTGATGCTATTGTCTATAGCAGAAATGGTAATAATGCGATTGGAATTGGAACCTTTGGTGGTTCAAATACTCATCAAGATAAAGCATTGGCGAGTGGGTCTGTATACTTTGCTCAAATTGTCAACACAACAACAATTAAATTATATGAAACCTTTGAGACTTATTCAAGTGGTATTAACACAGTAGGATTCACCACATTTTCTCAAGGCATTCATAAGTTTAGATTATTTGAAGGAAAGAAAAATATTAGTTCTATCAAAGTTATAAATTCAGGAACTGGTTATGAGAATAGACAACTTAAAGTTAAACCTGAGAATATCTCAACAGTATCTGATGTAATTACATTTAAAAATCATGGATTCTCTGATGGCGATAAAATTGTTTATAGTACCGATAATACTGCTGTAACTGGTCTTACCACCACAGTTCAATATCAAATTTTAAAGATTGACGATCATTCTTTTAGACTGGCAAATGCTGGTGTTGGAGGGACAAATACGACAAACTATACCAAAAAACATCATGTCAATATCACTGGGTCGGGAACTGGATTCCAAAACTTTTCTTATCCTCCAATAAGCATTACTGTCAATGCAGAATTTGATGGTGTGTCTGGTGTTATCACAGCAACTCCCTCTATTAGGGGTGAGATAATTGATCTATACTTATATGAAACTGGAACAGGATATGGATCAACTGTTCTTAATTTTGAGAAAAAACCAAATATTAAAATTAAAAATGGAAAAGATGCTGAACTTAAACCACTGATTTCTGGTGGAAAAGTAGTTTCAGTTCAAGTTACAAATCCAGGATCAGAATATTCTTCATCCCCAGATCTTATAGTTGAAGGTGCAGGTATTGGTGCAAAACTTAGATCAATTGTAAGTGGTGGTAAAATTACTCAAGTTGTAGTTATTAATGGTGGCAGTGGTTATGACCAACTTACCACATCGGTAACCGTAACACCAGTAGGTAAAAATGGTGTTGTTGATGTTGGTGTAAGAGATTTAACCTGCAATATGCACACCAGATTTGGTGATGAAGTATTAGTCGAAACTAATGGTAGACTTGGTTATGGTTTAGTTGGATATTCTACTTCTATCGGTGCAGATACATTTGGAGATATTGGAGGAACACACTCTCCAATTGTTGGTTGGGCATATGATGGAAATCCAATATATGGTGCTTATGCTTTTGTAGACCCATCAGACGTAAATTCTGGTGTTAAGATCTTATCAAGCGGTTATGAATTAGCAACTGCGGAAGTTTCTGATAGACCAGTCGGTTTTGCAGCAGGATTTTTTGTTGATGACTATAAGTTTACAGATTCTGGTGATTTGGATGAACACAATGGAAGATATGCTAAGACACCAGAATATCCAAATGGTGTTTATGCTTATCACGTTTCCATTACTAGTGATGGTAAAAACGCTAAGTTCCCATTCTTTATGGGCGACTCATATTCTTCCGTCCCAGTAAATCAAGGTCTTGATCAATCTTTTGATTTCAATTCTTCTGATTTGAGAAGAAACACACTTCCTTACGTAGCTAGCGATAAGTTTGCAACTAATGATTTTGTTTCCGAACCAAATGAAATTATTACTCAGAGTGCAGTAATTGATTCTATTAGTAGAGGTTCTGTTGATGGATTTAAAATCAACGGAACTGGATCTGATTACAGGGTTGGCGAGTCTGCAACATTTGATAATACTGATACAAATGGTGGAGGACTTTCTGCGTATGTTTCTAGGGTCACTGGCAAATCAATTGAAAGGATTGATACAACGATTCAGTCTTTCCAAAATGTAGTATTAGTTAGAGAGTCTCCTGAAGTAGTATCAGTAAACGTTGATCCCTCACATCCTTACTTTGATAATGATCAGGTTGTCATTTCTGGACTATCAACATTTATTGCAGGTATAACAAAATCTCATAAAATTGGTGTTTCGTCAGAAAGAACTCGATTGTCAGTAGAGTTGGATGCTAATTCTACTGTTGGTTTTGTCACCGACATCTTTGTGAATAGAGTTGTAAACTCTATTTCTGTGGGTAGTACTTTAGGTATTGGAACAGAAACTTTATCTGTTTTGGGCACATACCCTAATAAAAAAGTTGTCCGGGTGTTGAGGGGGATTGTAGGTGCTGCACACACTGCAAATACTGACATATTTGTATCTCCAAGCAAATTTACTTTACCATTAAGTGTTCCAGACTTTGATTCTTCTTTAAATGACAAAGTATTTTTCAATAGCATTCAATCTGTAGGTATTGGAACAACAACTGGAGCATCTTCTTCCAAATCTTATTTTATTGGAGATAGACATTATACAATCTCTATCCCAAATCAATCGGTTTATCTACCAGACCATCCTTTTAAAACTGGTCAGCAAGTTACATTTGAAAGATTTGGTGGATCTCAAGGATTTACAGTATCTAATACTGAGACTAGTGCAACATTTAGCATTCCTCAGACTGGTAACACTGAAACATTATTTGTAGTCAAAAAGACTAATGATTTAATTGGTCTCTGTACTCAGGTGGGACTTACCACAAACACTGAAGGTCTTTACTTTAGAAATATAACATCTAATGCCGATAGTAGAGATTTTAGATATTCTTTAACTTCAAATAAAACTCAAATTACTGCAAAAGCAGAAAAAATTAGGGCAAAGGTTGCAGTCTCTACAGCACATGGTCTTATTAATGGTGATACGATCAATTTGACTGTCAATCCCAATCAATCGGTCGGTATTGGTACTTCAGTTTCTGTTTATTTAAAGTATAACTCTGCAAATGATAAATTACTTGTTAATCCTGTAGGATTTAACTCTACAGCAGTAAACACCTCTACAAATAGACTTACCCTAACTGGGCACGGTTTCAAAACTGGTGATAAAGTATTCTATGACTCCAATCTTATTGTATCTGGTCTTACAACGGGTTCATATTTTGTTTATAAAGTTGATGACAATACAATTAATCTTGCAAACTCAAGATTTAATGCTGTTTCTGAACCACCAATAGTTGTAAGTTTGGGATCAACTGGTGGATCTAGTCAGGAGTTGTCATTAATCAATCCAAACCTTTCTGTTGTAAGAAATAATAACCTTGTATTCAACGTTAATGACTCTTCCTTAAGTGGTTATAAGTTTAGACTTTATTATGATCGTAATTTTGAAAATGAATTAGTTTCCATTGGATCTTCTACAATTTTTAACACCGTTGGAGTCGGAACTGTTGGTATAGCGGATACGGTCACTGCGTCAACCTTTACTTTAAATTATCATAAAGATCTTCCATCTAAGATTTACTATCAATTAGACAAATCTGGATATATTAGCACTGCAGATACTGATGTTGTAGATTATTCTGAAATTAATTTTGTTGATAGCACTTATACTGGATCCTATGAAATTGTTGGTGCTGCAGGAACTGAATTTACAGTTTCACTTGAAGGTGTACCAGAAAACCTTAATTATAATCAATCATCCACAGAGGTCCTCAAGTATTCCACCCCTTCACCAAGAGCTCTTGGTGGTGTTGATAAAATGCAAATTACCTTTGGTGGTGCAAATTACAAAAAACTACCAAAATTTGTTAGTATTGCATCTACTGCAGGTATTAATGCAGATATCATTCCAACATCTACAACTCTTGGAAGAATAAATCAGATTACTATTGAAGACTCTGGATTTGATTTTTCTGCAGACAAGACTCTCAGTCCACAAGTTTATATTTCACCTAACATCGTTCTTGTTGACAGAAATACCGTTACTGGAATTACAATCAATTCTGGTGGATCTGGATATACGTCTACACCAGATCTTGTTCTTGTAAATCCCGACACTGGTCGTCCATATGAGGTTGGAACTTTAGTAGCAAAAATACAGGGTTCTTCAGTTAATAAAGTTGAAATACTTGATGCTCCCAAAGGTCTTTCAGATACACAATCAAAAGTATTTGCAATTAACAATAGTAATGGCGTTGGTATTAGCAGTGTCTTTTCATCACCTGCAGGTGTTGTAACTTGTGTTCTCGCAACTCCAACTCTTGGATTTACAACTGTTACAGCACCATTTGCTGTAAATGACTTTGTGTATGCTGAAAACATTTCCTTAGCATCTACTACAGGCACAGGATTTAATTCCGAAGATTATTCTTATAACTTCTTCAAAGTAACTGCATATAGAAACACAAATCCAGCTGAAGTTGAGTTTGATATTTCTCCATATGCAACTAACGCTGGTGTCGCTAAAACTGCTGCACATCCTTTTGCTACATTAATTAACAAAAATAATTATCCATCCTTTACCGTTACACAGTCTCCGCTTGAATTTATAATCGGTGAGACTCTCTCCACAAAAGTGGGGAACGTTTATACTGAAAGAGATTTAGTTGTTACTAATAATCTTAACGATTCTGTCAAGGTTTATGGAACTTTTGATCTTTCTGTAGGTGATGTTATTGTAGGAAAAAGTTCAGGTACTTTTGCCACAATTAATTCAATTACAGAGAATAATGGATTCTTTGAGGTTGATTACTCTCTTCAAACTAAAAATGGTTGGTCAGATGATGTTGGTCAACTTAATAACGATCTTCAAGTAATTCCTGATAATGATTATTATCAAAATCTATCTTACAGTATTAAGAGTCCAATTGAATTTGATAAGTGGATCAATCCAGTAAATAGCATTTTACACTCACCAGGATTAAAGAATTTTGCCGATACTGGAATTACTAGTGAGGGTAGAGTTTCTGCTGCCACTAGCGGTGCAGTAAGCACTGCTTTGGTTGATATTATCAACTTAAGTGCAAATGGAACTCCAATGAGAGTTGATGCCATCAATTTCTTTGATTTTGGTATTGATGTTGATGTAGTAGGAGCGAAGTCTAAATTTGTTAAATTCCAAAATAAGAGATTAGCAGATTATATTGAATGTAAGACTAATAGAGTTCTTACTATTGACAACTTTAACAGCAAGTTTTCCAATCAAGAAAATGCAAACACTACATTATTCTCTAATATTGATAATTTTATTGCAAATGATGGGTATAGTAGATATTTAATTCAGATTATCAAACCTGACAGCAAAGACTTGCAGTCAACTGAATTAGTTGTCCTTAATACTAAAGACGATGATTTAGTTACTGTTGAAAAGGCGTCTGTTCATAATACAAAAGATGACCTTGTTGATATACAAGCAGTCAAAGATTCTTTTGGTAATGTCTCACTGAGACTTACTCCAGACGATCCTTATAATGATGATTTAGATGTTAAGTTCATTAAAAATAACTTCAACACGACACTTGCAGGTGTTGGTACACAATCTGTCGGATTTGTCAATCTAATTGGTAATAATGTTTCCGTTGGGGTTGGTTCCACAGGTTTAGTTTTTGAAGGGGAAGCAAGTGCGATTGAATCTCTGTTTGCCAACTTTGAATTACTTGACACAGTAACAAAAGAAAAGACTGTTGTTGATATGTTTATCGATCATGATGAAACTGATACTTATAGATCAGACTTCTTCTTTGATAATAGCACTGTTGGAACTTCGTCCAAATTTATTGGAACTTTCACCAGCAACATTGCATCTGGTGTTCTTAAGTTAAATTTTGAGAACACTGAGTCTAATAGTGTTCTTGTTCGTTCTAGAATTGTTGGTTTTAATACAGTCGGTTCTGGAATCGGCACTCACATCTTCAAAGCAAGCGGTCAACCAGATAGTTCTGTTAGAGAAGGTCGCCTTGAAACTAAATTCTCCACATTCTCAGGAACTGGAATTTCGACAGTATTGACTTATGATAAAACAGATATAACAACAGTCAAGTCTACTGCAAAAGTATCTTATGGTAACACATCTGCACTTCATCAGGTATTATTCAACCATAACAATACCAATGCGTTCACAGTCCAATATCCACATCTGTCAATTGGCAGTACGATGGGTATTGGTACGTTTGGAGCTGCTATTGATGGTAATAACTTCATTTTAATATTCCATCCAGATCCAAGCATTACAGATGATATTACAGTACAAACTTACAGTGAAATAATTCAGACTGAAAAAGATTTGAATAATGTTCCTGCAACATTGACTTATGGATCTGCGAATGAACAACTGAAAACCTCTCAGTTTGATTCTATCAATGGTGATAGAACTAACAAAGTTGACTTTGATGTTAGACACAACAATGTTCCAGTATTTGAAAAGCAATTCAACCCTGGTATTTCTACTGTAGTCAATTTAGGAACAGGTGTATTCACAATTGCCGACCACTTCTTTAGTGACCGCGAAAAACTAACATATACACCAAGATCTACATTCATTGGTGGTGCTCACACTTCCATGGTTATGTCTGATGGAAATATTCTTCCTTCTACAGTTTATGCTATTAAGACCAATAATAATGAATTTAAACTTGCCACCAGCAAAACTGGAGCAGCAGTCACATTTAATTCTGCAGGAAGTGGAAATGGACATACTCTTGAAATGGAGAAAAAACTTGAGAAATCTCTGATTACAATTGATGGTGTCTCAAGGTCTCCTCTGGCATTTACACCAATCAACTATACTCTCAGCAACAATGGTGGTTCTGTTTCTGTTGGTGCAACATACTTTGGTATCTCTGGAATCTCTTCTATCCTCCCAGGAGATGTTCTGAAGGTTGATAATGAGTTCGTCAAGGTCAATGCTGTTGGTCTTGGAACTACAACTATCGGTCCTATCACAGGAACAGGTTCCTTCAATGTTGTTAAGACTGAGAGAGGATTTGTTGGTACTTTGGCAACCACACATACTGATGGATCTACTATCAGAGTCTTCCAAGGTTCTTACAATATGACTAGAAGTAAGATTCATTTTACTGAAGCACCTAGAGGCAATACTCAAGAATTAGTTGACGAGAGTAACATTCCGTTCCACAAGTCTACTTTCAATGGTAGAGTTTATCTGAGAAATGATTATGCAACTAATCAGATTTATGACGATGTTACTAGACAGTTCACTGGCATTGGTGCAACTTATCGTCTGACTGTTGGTGGTGCTAATACAACAGGTATTGAAACTGGTAGTGGTTTGGTGTTCATCAACAACATGTTCCAAACTCCAACAACTGATAATAATATTGGAGGAAACTACAGTTTCACTGAAAGTGGTGGTGTTTCTAACGTAGTGTTCACTGGTGTAAAAGATTCAAATGATGATCTTGTAATTTCCGAAACTGACGTAAACAAGAATCAACTTCCAAGAGGCGGGATGATCGTTTCACTTGGATCTACTCAGGGTCTTGGAATTGCTCCTCTTGTCGGCGCTTCTGTAACTGCATTTGTCTCTGGTGGTGTAATTCAATCTATTGGAGCTGGTGCTACTGATATTCTTGGTTCTGGATACCGTGGATCTGTTGCTATTGGCATCACTGATCCAAACCATAGTGGTAATGCTGCTGCTGTCACAGTCACAGTTGGTGCTGGTGGATCTCTCGCATTCAACGTAACTAACGGAGGAACTGGATACAGTTATAATCCAACTATCAATATTCCTTCACCTTCCTACGAAAATCTTCCAATCGTCGGAGTTTCTCGCCTTGGTCAGGGATCTACAACTGATTCTGGTAGTGGTCTCCTTCTTAATGTTGAAGTTGGTGCTGCCATAACAGCAGTTGGAATTGGTTCTACTCTCTTTGAGGTGAAGAACTTTAAGATTGCTAGAACTGGATATGGATTTAGAATTGGTGACAAGTTCAAACCAGTTGGTCTTGTAACCGCCAAAGGTCTTCCTTCTATGGTTAATGAACCAGAATTTGAAGTTCTGGACATCTTTAACGATAAATTTGCCGCTTGGCAATTTGGTGAACTTGATTACATTGATTCCATCTCAGATCTTATTGATGGATCTCGTGTCAGATTCCCACTGAATTATAAGGGTGAACTTCTAAGTTTTGAAATTGACAGAAACAATCCAGATTCTGCACAAATTGATCTTGAAGCAGTTCTTCTGATCTATGTAAATGGTGTTATTCAGCAACCAAATGTTCATTATCAGTTTGTTGGTGGTACTTCAATTGTATTCACAACTGCACCAACTTCAAACGATAATATTGACATCTTCTTCTACAGAGGAACTAGAGGAACCGACAGTGTAAGTGTAAGTGTTAACACTACTCTTGAACCAGGTGATATTGTTAAACTTCAGAAAACTGATAATAGTCTCGCTCAAGATCCTAGAACAGTTTACAATATCAACAACTCTGACAAAGTTGAAACAAATATCTATGCTGGTCTTGGTATTGATGACACTAACTTTAAACCAATTAGTTGGATCAAACAGAAGGTAGATCAAAGACTTGGTGGTGAACTGGTTTTCAAAACAAGAGATTCTATTGAAGGTCAGGTTTATCCAACCGCAAGGGTAATCGGAGATCTTTCCACATCTGCAACAGAAATATTTGTTGATGATGCACAATTCTTCAATTATGAAGAAAACGAATCTTCTATCATAATCTCTTCTGTAGATGGATTGCTTGTTAATACAACAACCGAACCAGTATCCGCTGCTGTGACCGCTGTGGTGTCTGCTGCTGGAACTATTAGTTCCCTGAATATTACTTCTGGTGGTTCTGGATATTCAGGTTCTGCAACTATTAAGATCGCTGCTCCTAAGGCAATCGGTGTTGGTGTTGGAACAACTGCCACGGGTACAGTTACTATTGTAAACGGATCTATTAATTCGACAACCATAACTAATGCTGGTTTCGGTTATACTCGCACAGCACCACCACAAGTTTTAGTATCCTCTCCAGCACTTTCAGTTGAAAAACTTACTGGAATTACTGCTGTTGCTGGTTTTGCTGCAACAATCACCGGTATTGCCACAGCAGTTGGAACTGGTGGAAACGCTCTTGCCCTTGCGTTCAGTTTCACAGCATCTAGCACTACAGGACTTCAAGAAGGTTATCCAATCTTTGTCAAGAATACCAGTGTTGGAAACGGTGTTAGATCTATAAATGGATCTGATAATTCAGTTGTTGCAATTGGATCAACATTCCTGGACAACATTTACATCATCAATGATCTTCACTTGACGGCGACAACTGGAGTCGCTACCTGCAACATCCTTTCTACCACTACACATGCAGGTCTTACCACTACAGGTAGTCTGACAGTTCCACAAGGAACTCTGTCTTGGGGTAGACTTTCTGGATTCTCCAGAGCATCTTCTCCGGTTGCCATTGGGGTTACAGGTTTGACAGTTGATGCTGGATTGTCAACATTCCCCACTATTCAAAGACGTGGATTTGGTTTGAGAGACGGTGGATCACTCAGAAAGGATCTAGGATAGTTATAAATATAGAAAAAAGCTAGCAACAATGGCGGCAATTGTAACAGATCAGTTTAGAATATTAAATGCGGGAAACTTTGTAGATTCCGTCACTAGTACTGATAATTCTTACTACATTTTTGTTGGTTTATCCAATCCTTCTATTGTTGGATTTGGAAGAACCACTGACTGGGATACAAACACTCCCAGTCCTATTGACAATATTGATTACGCCAATTTTATTGGTGACAATATGTCATTTGGTAAGAAAATATCTTCTTCCAATGTAAGGAGACTTATAAGAAGGATAGATTGGACTAGGGGTACAAAGTATGAGATGTATCGTCATGATTACAGTCTAAAAAATCTTTCTCCCATTACAAAATCATCAAGACTTTATGATACAAATTATTATGTAATGAATAGTGAGTTCAAAGTATATTCTGTCATTGATAATGGATCTTCCGGGATCAATACAACAGGAAATGCCTCACTCGATGAACCAACCTTTACAGATCTTGAACCATCAAAAGCGGGTGTAAGTGGTGATGGATATATTTGGAAATACCTTTTTTCAGTATCACCATCTGATATTGTCAAGTTTGATTCTACTGAATACATTTCGGTGCCTAACGATTGGCCTACCTCAACATCCGCTCAAATAGTTGCTGTCAGGAATAACGGCAATTCTGATAATAATGAAAATCAAATCAAGAAAGTTTATATTGATAAACAAGGATTGGGGTATTCTCAGGGATCTCACGAAGTTAATATTTTAGGTGATGGAACTGGTGCTAAAGTTATTGTTGATGTAGATGTGAACGGCAAGATTACAAATACCGTTGTTTCCTCTGGAGGCAAAAATTATAGTTATGGTATGGTTGATCTTGGTTCCATTAATGCAAATGCATCAACAAGAGCAAAACTAATTCCAATCATTCCACCTTCAAAAGGTCATGGATATGATATTTACAAAGAACTTGGGGCGGATAAGGTTCTTTGTTATGCAAGATTTGATGACTCTACCAAAGATTTTCCAACTGATGTAACCTTCGGACAAATTGGTATTGTTAAAAATCCAACTTCTATTGGTTCTACAACTGTTTTCACTGAAAATCAATTCTCTTCATTAGGAGCTTTGAAGTTCTCATCAGTTACTGGGACAGTATCTGTTGGTGACAAAATTACTCAAAGTGTTCAAAGTAATACTGCAAATGCTATTGGTTTTGTTGCATCATTCGATAATGAAACTAAAGTATTGAAGTTTTTCCAAGATAGAAATGCTTTCCTAAATCAAACAACATTTGATCAGACAGATCATGCTGGTGTTTCCACCGACTCTAGACTGTATCAATTTGAATCACAAGCTTCAAATGCTGTTACTACTAGTGGAGGTTTTTCGGGAGTCATTGATACCGGATTTACTGGTGTCACCACAAATCCTACAGGTACAAAACTCATTTCACTTGGAACCCAAATCAATAGTGGGATCGGTAGTGCTGAGATAAATAAAAAGTCAGGAGATATTGTCTATATTGACAATCGTCCAGCAATCTCCAGAAACTCAAGACAAAAAGAAGACGTTAAAATCA